GCCAGCCCGTTGGTGCCGCCGTTGATGCGGCGGGTGATCGCGTCCAGGTCGTTGCGGTCGGCCATGGCGTTCAGGTCGCGCGTGGTCCAGTACCAGACCGGCCCCAGCCCCTCCCACGGATCTGTCAGCACCTGATCGGGCGCGGCCACGAAATCCGGCGCGGGCAGGCCGCTACCCCGGCACCAGTCGCGGTATTGCCGGTAGTTCGCCCTGCCGGTGATCTGGATCGGGCCGCGCCCACGATAGCGGTAGCCGTCGCCATCGAGGGCGGCGGTATTGCCCAGATCGGTGCGGGAATCGTAGCGCTTCTGCGCCGCCGTCGGCCCCCAGATTTCCCGGTCATAGCGGAAGGCCCCGCTTTCGTGGGCCAGCTGGCCGAGGTAATGCGCCAGCCGGTGCGGCCGATCCAGCCCCGAGGGCCGCGCCGCCAGCCCGGCGATCACGCTGCGCATGTTGCTGTTGGCACTGGCGCCCGCGATGGCGGCCAGCGTTGCTGCAGTCACCTGCATATGTGTCTCCCAGATATGAAAAAGCCCGCCGAAGGGCGGGCCGATGGCGCGGGCAGCAATCCGCCCACACAGTCGCACCGCAGTTGCGGAGCGAAACAGACAGGTGCAATACATGCACCATGTCGAATGTGATCTATCTTTCAGCAAACGGGCGCGAGCTGCGCGCCGAAATCCGCGCCACGATCAACAGCGGCCAGATCACCCAGGCCGACCTGGAGCGGGCCATTAAGGTGGCGTTCAACAATTCATCCCGCGTTAACCAATCGTTAACCAGTCCGCAGCGATACTGTGAAGGCAATCTAGGCAGTCAGTCGGCTGCAGTGCTCAAACTCTAGCGCCGCCGCGTCACGGACAGACCCACACCCCCTTCCACCTGTGACGCGGCGGCCACTTTCATTGAGTGGCGCCATGTCAGATAGAACCCGCATCGAAGAGCTTGAGATAGCACTGGTGGATTATATCCGCCGATACGGCCTGACAGACCTGGCGCGCCGGGCGATGATACCGCCGAAAGATCCCAGCCCACCACTCCCCCCCAAGTTGATCTGGATCAGAGAACAGCGCATCAAAACTGCATAAATCCGCCGGACCTGACCCGAGGAACCCATGCTGCGCCATCGCCCGTCCGAGATTGAAGAGTATCGCGCCGATCTGCGCAGCCTTTGCCACGAAACTGGCGAGCGCAAACAGCCAGTGGCGCCGGTGCCTTTGTTCCGTCAGCAACAGGCCAAGCGCCCGGCGGCCCTGTTCCGGCGCGGCAGGAAGATCGTCGCGATCCTCTACCGCTGACCGCAGACCGCCGATCACGGCACCTTGCGGACAAACCAGCGCGCCATCACCTCCCCGGCCCCGCGCGGCCCGAGGTAGGACAGCGCCGCCACCACCCCGGTGGTGACCTGCGGCGACAGGCCGAAATAGGCCGCCAGCGCCTCTGCCACCATGGCCATGCCCACGGCTGTGGGCACCTCCAGAACCAGATGCCAGCCGATCAGCGGCCGCCGCCCGGCCCGCACTTCGTTGCCGTGATAGATCAGACGGCCGAGGCCCGCCGCCAGCAAGGTGGTGGCAGCCGCACCATAAAGCGCCTGCAGGGCGCCGATCAGGCCGCCCGTGGGGGGTACATCCATTGTCATTCCTGCGCATTAAAAAGCCCGCCAGCGGGGGGGTGTGGGTGGGTCAGCGGTGGCGCGGCGATCAGCTTGGCCAGCCCGCAGCCAGATCATAGGCCTCGCCCGCCGCACGGGCCGCCAGCAGCTGCGCCTCTCGGTCGAAACAGGCCTGCACATGGGCGCGCACGGCCTGTGCCGCGCCGATGATCGTCTGCGCATCCAGCGTTACGAAACCGTCGGGTGTCTTCCACTGCACCGAATATTCCGGGTCGATCAGGGCGGCCAAAGCGGCCCCCATGATGCGCTGCTGGCTGACATCATCAGTGGCAAAGCCGATACCGCCCAGCGTGACGCCGCCTGCAATCGCTGTATCGCGGCGGGCCTTGATGCGGTCGCGCTCTGCGGCATCTGCCTTGGCGCGCACGGCTTCAACCGTGTGCATCTGGCTCCAGTTGATGGTCATTCTGCATCTCCCTCGGTGGGTTGCGCCCAGTGCGGCAGATCCACGGGGCCATCGGTCATCACATGGATCGCTGCCGGATGGGTCACGGCTGCAGCTTCCGGCGGCGCGGGATACGGGATCGGACCATGCGGCAGGATCAGGGTGAGGTGCAGGGCCCCACCGATACGGGTCGCATCGGAGGCCAGCCAGTCACAGTTGACGGCATCCCGGGGCAGGATCGCGCCTTCGGGCAGCGGGCCGAAATCATACGCCGTGCCGTTGATCGTCAGAACATCGCCTGCCCGGTACAGGGTCAAGGTGCCATCGCGGCGCATGGGGGAGAAGGTGATCAGCATGGGGTTTCCTCAGAACCAACGGCCGATGGCCGTTAGATGGCAGGTGTCGCCGCGTCGGGCGTCGGTTTTATCGCGCGCGCTGAATGTGGCCGCCGTCGCGGTCGGCGTGGTGTCCAGCATCACGGCAGACAGCACTGTGGTGATCGCCGTCCCGGAAAATGACGGCGCAGCTGCGAAGGCTGCCGGGAATGTCCAGCTGGTTCCGGAGCCAGTGGTGAGCGACATGCTACGGGTGCAGATCTGGGTGC